GCCGAGAAGATGAAGCTGAAGATGGACGATCAGCTTACCGAAGGCAATTTCCGCCGTGCCCTGACGGATGCCATCCCTGACATTGTCCTTGGGACCGGAATCATCAAAGGACCCCTGACACGCAAGCGGAAGCAGCGCAAGGTTGAGCGCGACCCGAAAACGAAGCGGCTCAAGAAGGTCATAACGGAACAACTTATAGAGGAATTTGAGTGTCGTTCCCCGTTTGATATCTTTCCGGCACCGGGTGCCCTCGATTTCGACGAGGGATACCTGTTCGACCGGATCAAGATGACGCCACGCGACCTGCAAGAACTGATCGGCGTTCCGGGCTACAGGGAAGACGAAATCCGCAAGGTTCTTTCCGAGTACGGAGAGGGAATCATTACGTCGAATTGGACGGATCTGCAAGTAGATCGCGATTTGGAAAGCATCAAGACCGACGAGGAAACGTCCGTCAACACCTCAGTATCGGATTCCGAAAAAATTGATGTCTTGAATTTCTGGGGTGCCGTACAGGGGAAGATGCTCCGCGAGTGGGGCATGTCGGAAAGCGAGGTTCCCGACGAAGAATTCTTCTATGACATCTATGCCTATTACATCAAGGGACATGTGATTTGTGCCCGCCTCAACCCGGGAGGGGAAAAGCCATACTCGAAAGTTTCCTATGTCCGCCGTAAGAACAGTTTTTGGGGAACAGGGCTCCCTGAAACCATCGCCGACATTCAGGCCGTGTGCAACGCCTGTATCCGCGCCATCGTAAACAATATCGGGTTCGCTTCCGGCCCGATGGTCGAGCGCAATGTTGACCGCGTTCCGAAAGAGGCCATCGAAGACGATATCATCTATCCTCTCAAGGTGTGGGATGTCACCGCCGATCAGATGATGTCGTCCGCTCCGGCCCTGAAATTCTATCAGCCGCAGATGGTTGTTGAAAAGATTCTCAGCGTGCTGAACAGATGCCTGCAAATGGCGGACGAGCATTGTGGTATTCCGTCTTACGCGCACGGCGATCCCGCAATCGGCGGTGCCGGCAGGACGGCTTCCGGTCTGCAAATGCTTATGGCCGGCGCATCCAGAGGCATCAAGAATGTTATTTATGACATTGACACCTTTGTGATCGAACCTACCATCGAACGCCTGTATTACAAGAATATCGAGAAATTCGAGTATTACTCTCTGCTTTGCGATTACCGCATTCAGGCAAAGGGCTCCGCGGCTCTGGTTGCGAAGGAACAGAAAGAGGTCAGGCAGCTTGAGTTCTTCAAGGCGATCAATAATCCCATTGACATGCAGATTATCGGCATGGGCGGGCGCAAATACCTGCTGTCTGAAATGGCCGAGCAGATGGGTGTTGACATGTCGAAGCTCGAAAAGGAACAGCAGAAAATGGCCCCTCCCCCGGGGCAGCCTCCTCCGCCTGAAGCGGTAGGTCAACAGGGTCCCGGCGGTCCTCCTCAACCGGCATCGCAGAGACTCGATGCCGCCGGCAACCCGGTTCAGGGACAGGACATGCGTCCAAATTACGGAGGCAACATGAATATGGGGGCGATGTAAATGCGGCAGAAAACAAAGAAAGAAAAACAGGACCTTTACCTGTCGGCTCTCAAGGGGATCATCAACCTGATGAACGACGCTGATTTTGAGGCGTTCGTCGAAATGGTCCGTGAAATGGAGCGAGATGTTGATAGCTCTTACGCCACGGCTATCGGAGAGCAGACGCACAAGATGCAGGGCCGCAAGCAAGCTCTGGCGACGATTTTGGAGATGATCGAGACAGCCCCGGAACTGTTGGCGGACCTAGAGTTAAAACGATCTCAGCGCAAGGAGGAGATAAGAAATGGCGTTTACAGTCACTTCACCTAAGAAGACCTGTGCGGTTACGGAATCCACCGCAATTTTCGACGGTCCGAGCCACGGTGGTCAGGGGTTTTACGTTTATGTCAACTACACAAAGGGAGGTGAATCGGGCCTGAAGATTTCGTTCTTGTCGATGGACAAGGAAGTCGATTCGACAAACTATTTTCAGCACGTCAAGGCCGACGGAAACTATGCGCTGACACCGCTGTACTACACAATTTCCGCTTCTGGTCGGTATCGCATTCCCGTAACCGTGTCACCGTACGAACAGAAGCTCAAGCTTCTTCTTGAAGCATCGGGCGGATCAGCCGGTGGAACAATCGAAGTTGATATCCGCTGCGGTGAATAAATTGTCGCAGAAGGAGAAGGGAAAAACAATGCAATTATGTTCTGAGCACGGAAGTGTTTGCAATAAGGTGTTTGAACATGAAGGGAAGATAGCAAGTGCATCCGAACGCCTTGATAGGGTCGAAGATTCCGTTGAAAAGCTTGTCATTCGCGTTGACAGCGTTGAAGGAGTGCAAAAAGATATGGTCCACAAGCTGGAAGTAGCGGCAGAAGGACTCAGAGCCCTTGCAACGAAGATTGACGATGCTGTCATGTCCGCAAAGAATGACAACGGAAATCCTTCTCCTGTTGTGATCGTTCCGCGTGGTCGTAAAAAGTTTTCCGATCAACTCAATGAAGCGTGGGATCACTTTGCTTCCAACTTTGCCCGGTTCATCATCTACTTCTTTGCCTTTGGAATTGGATGGTCGATCTGGAAAACGATCACGGGCGATTGGAGGACGACCCCGTTCTTCCTCAAGCCGATTGCATTTCTGTGGGGTGGATGATGCGAGAATCCTTTTACCCGTTCACGAAGTTCATGCTCAATGAACTGGAAGGGGGAGGCAGGGTCCATACTGTTCCCGGTGATCCCGGAGGAACGACGAAGTGGGGTTTTGCGCAGAAGTTCAACCCGGATATCGACGTAACAACGCTCACGGAGGAAACCGCCACGCAGCGGGCGCTTGAAAAGTATTGGATTCCAAACGGATGCGATAAGGCCCCGTGGCCCCTCGATGTCATGATCTACGATTGCGCGTTCAATCAGTCGGCGAAATTCGCTCAGGGGATGCACGGTATGCATATCGGTACGGCCGTTATCGCCCGTCTTCTGCGGTACTTCGACAAGTCAAGCCCGAAATTTCGCCCCGGGCTTTACTCCCGGGTTGTTCTGGTGCTGGATTATATCAGGAGAAACGGAGGTGATATTTGATGGGCTCTTTTGCTTCGTTTATTCTCGGTCTTGTTCTCGGAGCGTTTCTTGTCGCCGTTCTTTTGAAGTTCGATTTCAAGGCGGCGTGGGACAAACTGTTCAAGAAAAAGGAGTAGAGCAATGGCAAAGAAGAAAAAGCACCCGGGGTTCAAGAAAGTTCAGGCAGACATCGCCAAGAAGCAGGGGGTTTCCAAGGAAGCGGCCGGTGCGATTCTTGCTTCTTCGACCCGCAAGGCTTCGGCAAAGGCAAAACGGGCAAACCCCAGACTGAAGCGCGTCAAGTAAGATGAACGAAACGGCATTATCCATTATCATGTGGGGAGGTCCGGCGGCGATGCTGGTTCTTGTTCTCGTTGTCGGGGGCATTGCCTCGGCCGTCATTATGTGGCTCAAGTCGAAGGAGTAGATCATGCCCGGACCGAATATCTCAGCGGTAAACGTGGATGTCGGCTCAGTTCTTTCCGGCATCGGGAAACTGGCAAAAGACATCCGTGAGGCCATTACGGGCGAGGCAATCCTCGACCCGGCGAAAAAGGCCGAAATCGAAATGAAGATTTTGGAGATTGAGAATGCCTATCTCTCTGCACAGACGGCGATCAATCAGGCAGAGGCGTCAAACCCAAACCTGTTTGTATCTGGTTGGCGGCCTGCTGCTGGTTGGGTTTGTGTTGTCGGGTTTGGTTATACGTTTCTTCTTTATCCTTTTATTTGTTGGTTTTCAAAAATCAAGGGGTTCGAAGTCCCGCCAGAGATTGATGCAACCCTACTCGCCAATCTCCTGTTTGGTATGCTTGGCCTTGCCGGCATGAGAACCTACGAAGCGAAGGTGGGAGTGAAACGGGCAAAGTGAAATCACAGCCATTCGGCTGAACATAAGCAAGGCCCTCGGGATACGGAAGCCCCGGGGACACCTGAAAGGAGCTTGTTATGAGAAAAGCAAAAGAGGCAGGAGAAAGGGCGAAAAAGATTCAGGAAGAATTGATTCGCCAGAAGAATGAGGCCGCAACACCCTCGGACGTTCCCGAACCGGAAGCGGAAATTGCTTCCCCGGAGGAACCCGAAACGGTGGCGCAACCGGTTGAAACCCCTGCGCAGCCGGTGCCTGTCCCGCCCGTGGAAGAATCGGTGGAGACATGGAAGCAGCGATACCTCACGCTTCAAGGAAAGTTCAACGCTGAAGTTCCTGTGTTGACTGCCAAAAATGCAGCACTCGAAGCGCAGCTTGCGAAGGCCCTCATGGACATCGAGAACATGCAAGCAACCCTTGCGGCCATGACACCTCCTTCGGCACCTGCGAGCGCCCCGGCGGCAGACTCGCCAGAACTGAAGATCTTGCAGGAGCAGTATCCTGAAATTTATCATGGTGTTAAGGCGCTTCTCGATTCCACGGTCGAAAAAACCGTCGGGTCTTTCAAGCCTCAGATCGAGAATGATGTTCGGCAGATCAAGCAGGATATCGGAGCAAACAAAAAAGCGGACTTTTTCGACTATCTTGACAAGAAGGTGCCCGACTGGGAACAGATCAACGTGCGCCCTGAGTGGCTTGCGTGGCTGAACGAGGTCGAGCCTTTGGTCGGACAGACGCGAAGGGTCCTTCTTAAGTCAGCATACGATGCCCTTGACGCGAAGCGGGCCGCCGGATTCTTCCTGAAGTTCAAGGAACAGGCCCCAAGCTCAACCCTTCCGGGCGGACAGCAGAAAGCGGATGAGGCATCGGCGAATATGGATATTCACCCCGCATCAGGCCGCAGCGGCGCACCGCCGAAGCAGCAGAAACCATCGGGTGAATTCATCTCTCGTAAATACATTGCCGATTTTTACCGCGACAAAACCCGTGGAAAGTACAGCCCGGAGGAAGCGGCGGCAATCGAGCGACGAATCAATCTTGCGGTTTCTCGGGGTGAAGTGCGATAAACACTTCAACCGCATAAAGGAGAAACATCATGAGCGTTGGAAGGGCAGCAGGACATCCCGACTACACGTCCGCCGGAACGAGCAAGTTTATTCCCGAAATTTGGTCGGGCAAGCTTCTCGACAAGTTCTACACGGCGACCGTCTACTCGGAGATCGCAAATACCGACTACGAAGGGGAGATCAAGAAGGTTGGTGACAAGGTCATCATCCGCACGGTTCCCACGATCACGATCAAGGATTATGTCAAAGGCCAGAAGCTCACTTATGAGAATCCCGAATCCGCCGCCGTCGATCTGACCATTGATTACGGCAAGTATTTCGGGTTCGAGTGCGACGACATCGACGCCTACCAGAGCGACATTGCTCTGATGGACAAGTGGTCCGATGACGCCGGCATGCAGATGAAGATCGCTATCGACTATCACGTCTGGTCAACGATCTACAACTCCGCCAGTTCCTACAACAAGGGGACGACCGCCGGCTATCGTTCCGGTAGCTTCAACCTCGGAACGTCCGGCTCGCCGGTCCAACTCACGAAGGCAAACATCATCGACTATATCGTTGATTGCGGCACCGTCCTCGATGAGTACGACGTTCCGGCAACCGACCGCTGGATGGTGATTCCCGCGTGGATCGCAAACCTTCTCAAGAAGTCCGATCTGAAGGATGCTTCGATGACCGGTGACGGGCAGAGCGTTCTTCGTAACGGGCGTCTTGGCATGATCGACCGTTTCACCCTGTACCTGTCCAATCAGGTCTACTCGGTGACGGATACGGTTCTGTGCTATTACGTCCAGTTCGGTCACAAGAAGGCCCTGACCTTTGCGTCGCAGATCACGAAGACGGAACAGCTTCGGTCTTCGGATACCTTCGCGGACATCGTGCGCGGCCTGAACGTCTACGGCTTCGAGGTCCTTCAGCCCACTCTGATGGGAACCCTCTACTGCCGCAAGTAATTCCTGCTTGCTAATGGAATAAACCTGAAAAGGAGAAATGAAATATGGGCGCAACGACTTATGATCTTACGAGCGGGCTTGACGGGAAACAGTCCAACGTTGCCCGTGCGGCGCTGGATGTTCCCGGGACCGTTCTGATGAAGTTCCGCCTGTCGATTCCTGAATGGATCGCAAAGAAGGGAGTGGACGCTTTTGATGGGTCAAGCTCCGACGTTCTTCAGGTTCTCGACATTCCGGCTGGCACGTTCATTCATGCCGTCTGGACGAAGATGGTCACCCCTGAAGGTGCGACCTGTGCTGGGACGTGGGGCGACGGTTCGCAGACCGCCGGTTTCGTGGCAACGCAGGATTTCAATGCTGCTGCCGGAACCTATGCTGGTCCTGCCGGAAGCGAAGCCTATGCGGCCTATGGCGGGAAGTTCTACGCTTCTGCCGATACCCTCGATCTTGTTCTCGCGACCGAGGCAACCATTACCACGTTCGTCTGTGATGTTTTCGTGCTGGCTACGTTCTCTGCGTAGCCTCTAAACCCGGGGACGGGGGTCCTTGGAATCGTCCTTGGCCCCCTCCCCTTAAATCTCTACCCCTCAAGAGCGGACTCTAGGCGGAGGGGAAAGGACAAAACATGAGCAGAGAAGACTTCATTGTAGGACAGATTCGTGCTGCGGGCATTTCGACGGTCATCAACGGAATCACTGTCAACGTCAAGATGCGCGATGAGGTAGGTGATGTCCTGATTTGCACGGGCACCACCAAACCCACGGATGGGAGTTCCGGGTACGCGAAGGGGTGCATCTTCATCGACACCAACGTTGAAACCGGAACGACCGGGTTCTATACCAACGATGGAACGAACACGTCCTGTTCGTTCATCCAAAACATGACGGCGGGCTCGGTGGCTGCTGAGGTTTCCGAACTGACCTCGATTATTACGTCCATCAATACCGACCGGGCCTCCGACGAATCGGTGCTTCAGTCGCAGATCACGTCCGACGCAACGAGCGAATCGGTCCAGAACAGCAAGCTCGATTCGGAGATCAGCGATCGTGCCATCGACGAAAGCTTGGTTGTTTCTCAGCTTACGTCAGAGATCAGCGATCGTGCCATCGACGAAAGTGTCCTTCAGTCGAGCCTCACTTCTGAGAGTACTGCCCGGGCTGCTGGCGACAACCAGTTGCTCTCGACCGTGGATTCGGAAATTTCTGACCGGGGCGCTGACGAAAGCACCTTGCAGAGCGAAGTGACTTCCGGCGATCTTCGTATTTCGATCCTCGAATCGAAGGTCGCGTCATACCATCCGTAACTACAACTTATAGACCTTCAAGGAGCGTGCAAATGAAGGTAGTTCATTGGACATGGGGAAATACCAGCGGGATGCACCGGGCTGCGGAGTCGATATGCGAGGCCGAAAAACGTCTCGGTATCGACTCCCGGCTCGCTTGGACTGACTCTAAGGATTACATCGAGCATATTTTCGCTGACATTCACGTCGGGCATACGTTCCTTCCGGACGAAGTGTGGAGGCAGAGGCCCAACGTGAAAGTTGTCTGGGTCGGCCACGCCACCCCGGAGGTTATCTTCTCGACAGCGGTCGAGGACGGACGAAAAGGGCGATACGGGCACGGTGATTCGTTCATGCTCATGCAGTACTGGATGCAGCATGCCGACGCCATGGTTACGTTCTGGCCCCGGCACCATGCGATCCTGAAGTCCATGATGGACAAGCGAAGCATTATTGAATGCTTCCCTCTCGGAATCGACAAGACATTCTGGAAGAAAATCCCGAGCCTCGGGAAATATGTGGGGACCCCCTCCGTTTTTACGGCGGAGAACGCTTATTGGATGAAGTGGCCACTTGATCTTTTCATCATGTGGCCGTGGGTGACGGAGAAGATCAGTTCCGCCCGGCTACATGCCACCTACCTGCCTCAAGACGTTCACCGCTGGTTCTTTCCGTTGGTGAATCGAAACGGCGCATCATTTTACAGCTACATCTCTGCCCGCAAGTTTAGTCACGAAGAGCTCCGGAACGTGTTTAACTCGGTGGACTTCTACTGTGGGCTCGTTCGCTATGGGGACTTCAATAGAATCTGCCTAGAAGCGAATGCCTGCGGCTGCAAAACGATTTCGTGGGCCGGGAACCCCTATTCCGATTTCTGGATACCCGAAGGCGACCAGAGGCGTGGCGCTGAGGTGCTGACAGAAATTCTCAAGGGAAACGTCGAACCCCGAGCAGACAAGCAGGAAGTGGCAGACATCGACGTTACGGCAAGACTCATGATCGGTCTGTATGAAAGAGTGCTGGATGAATCAACGCCAAAGGGGGTGAAGGTCGATGTTAAGCCGGTGGTTCAGCCGATTGAAAAAGAAATTAATGATCACATTAAATGGATCGAAAGCGTGGTCCCCCAGCAACGTGTATCCGACGGCCAAGATCGGCCGTAATGTTTCAATCGGGGCCTTCACGGAGATCGGCCCGAACGTGAAAATAGGTGATGGAGTGCGGATCGGGGCCATGTGCTTCATCCCGGAAGGCGTCACGATTGAAGAAGGAGCATGGATCGGACCCCGATGCACGTTCACCAATGACCGATATCCTCCGTCGGATCGTTCGGAGTGGCAGAAGACGTATGTGAAGCGCGGTGCCCGCTTGGGGGCCGGAGTGACTGTTGTTTGTGGGGTCGTGATTGGCGAGCAGGCTCTCGTTGGGGCGGGGAGCGTCATCACGAAGAGCATCCCGTGCGGCGAAACGTGGGCCGGAGTACCCGCTGAACGGATTAAATAACGGGTGTTCGCTCCTTCACCCGGAGGGGGGTCTACCGCTGGATCCCCCTCACCCTTACCCCGGAGGTTGTCATGGCTACAGGAACGCAGGTGATCGCAAAGGCCAGACTCATGCTCAACGACGAGGTTGAGCCCTACAAGTGGAAGACGACGGAGTTGATCGACTATTTTAACGATGCCCTGAAACGCCTGACCTTCGAGGTTGACCACATCATCGACCCTTCGACAACGGCCGTTGTCAACATTTCCGTCGTTGCCGGAACAATCGACTATGCGCTCGATACCCGGATATGGACCGTTGAATCGGCGCAGATCAGCGGTGAAGAATCCTATCTGACAAAAACCTCGAAGGGGGAACTTAACGATGCCTACGGTCCCGGGTGGAGATCGACAGCATCGGCTGACAGGGCGACCCCGACCCTCTACTGCGTTGACTGGAAGTGGGGATACATTTCTCTTTATCCCTGCCCCGTCGCCGACGGCACCCTTGTCCTGACCTGCACCCGCTCCATCGCAACCGATTTCAGCACGGCCAATCTTTCCTCAAACACAATCGAAGTGTGGGCTCCGTGGCACGAACGGCTTGTCGATGGAATTCTCGCACGGGCGTACCTGAAGCGCGGTGATGCGACATACGACCCGAAAGCCTCTGATCGGTTTGAAATCATGTTCAGAAAGCTGATTGACGACGTGAAGCGCAGTTCTCTCCGATACAAACAGGCGGTACGCCCCCGGGTTGCCCGGGTAAACAGCGCCTTTATCTAGGAGTTGCCCATGCAGCCGGGAACAACCCTGAAAAATATGTTGAATTCAACCCGGTTCTTCCCTGATTCCAGAGTTCTGAAATGGGTGAACAGGGCCGAGCGCGACATCGCCTTCAAGTCCGGGTGCCTGAAATCATGCGACGCGATTTCCACGACCGACGGATCCCGGCACTATTACTTCTCAGGTTTCTACGTCAATGCAGTCGAGTACGTTCCGGCGTCCGGTTCTCCCCGTGCTATGCTGCGAATTCTTCCGAAGCATATCGGGCGCATGCGCACAGAAGGATCGGAACCGAAGGGTTGGTTTGCTTGGGGTTCCGTTGTCGGCATCGAACCTCTCCCGGGAACCACGTCTTACAACGTGAACGCCTACATCGCTGACTTTCCGGAAACGGAAATGACGGCCCTGACAGACACCCCCACGATACCGGCAGAAACCCATGACCTGATTGTCACCTATGGCCTGTTTATGGCGGCGCTCATGCAGAAGCGTTACGGAACGGCTTTGTCCCTGTATTCCCAATACCGGGCATCTGTCGCGCAGCGCTTCTGGATCAACATGAATATGCCTGATTCGCGGGCCGGTATGGATGCTGTTCAGAAAAGAAAGGCAAGGGTGAAATAATGGCCTTTCAGGACTACACCTCATTTACGGAAGTAGACGGAGCTTCACGCATTTCCGTTGCACAAAATGTCATTACGATTTCCAATCTCGATGACGACGAGGTTTGCTATGTCTACAAGGATTTCGGAGCCGCCTACTTCTCTGCCGATTTCGAGAGCTTCTTCCGGTTCAAATTCACGCTGGGCACAGGAGCAGAAAGCATCTATCTTGCTGCCTATGCAAATGGGGTTGGTGCTATACCGGCGCTGGTTGCTGCAAATGGTGATGCTCTCTGGCTCGCTTGGGATAACGGGACTCTTACACTGGCAGAATCGAATAGCGGAGCGGTTTCTTCGGAAACTGTCGCAGGGCTCTCTCTTGACGTGGAATACTTTGTCCGCCTTGCACGGGATGAGAATGTCGGAACCTACGGAACGTTCTACCTATACGTCTACAGCAACAGGCAGATGACCGATTTGATCGGTTCCACGTCCGTTTCCCTGACAAAGAAAACCGATTTCCGATATCTCTATGCGGCGTCCGGGAAATCGACAGGTACAGGAGGCACTGCTCTGTCGGGAACGATCAGCTATCTCGATCTTACCGCGCATCCTCATACCCGCAAGCGCATTCGTGAAGACCTGAAAGAAATCATCTTCAGCACTTCGGACAGGGAAACCGTCGATGAAGGGTTTGTTTCTGCGGCTGACCTGAATCAATGGATTGATGATGCGGTTGCCGACATTTGCGTCCGGGCCTTGTGCGACAGGGACATCGACTCGGTTTCGACGAGCAACGGCCAACGGTTTGTCAGTTATACCGGCATCAAGGTATTGCACGTTGTTTACAATAATGTCGGAATCCCGCAGATTCGCGAGACACAGATTGGCTGGGAACAGACCGGAGAAACGACACCGCATCAATGGTTTGACGACAAGTCGCAGATCGGAGTTGAACCCCTTCCCGACGGGACTTATTCGCTTACCCTCTACCTCGCGGATCAAGCTCCGGCTATGACATCCGATTACGAAATTCCGCTTATTCTTCCGCAGTTCCGCGAAATTATCTTCTTTTATTGTATGGTACGCTGGCTTCTTAAAACCC